GGTAATAAGGCAGCTACTTCAGGTAGAAGCACAGCAAAAAAAGATTTACGTAATCAACTAACAGATTTAAAAGTGCTTGCTGAAGGAGGTTTAAGTAGTATAGATGACATCGAAGCAACAGATATATCTGCAAATGTCGTAAAAAATACTGCTGTAAGAGGTGGTGTAGAAATAACTTACAACTTCTTACAAGACTTAGACCAAATGCGTATTGCATTTATGACATCTCAACCTGCTACTACTGCAAGGAACGTAGCATCTACTGGATTACTAGCAGTGGTAGATGTAATGGATGAATCTTTTAGGAGTATCTTTAGGGCTGGAAAAGGAGAAAGAGCTAACTTTAAAAATATTTTTTCTGTTCTAAAAGGAATGACATACGGTAAATCTGAAGCATCTTTAATGAGAGACATGCTGCAAACAGAAATGCCTGAAGTATATCAAAGAACATTTCACGACACCCTTAGGATGGAAGTAGCTACTAAAAGTAATTCTCGATTTGCAAAGGTTGGTCGAATAGTAAATATAGCAAACACTGCTACTGATACTGTGTTTAAAGAAACAGCTTTTTATGGTAGCATAGACAGACAACTAAGGTTGTTAAATGATAAAACTCTTGGTACTAGTGTTAGAGATTTTATAAATAAAGGTGGTAAATTAGATAGCCTAAAAGAAAAAGTAGCAAAAGGTTTAGAGAATAAAGATAAAAAAATACCGGGAGATGAACAGGGCACTAGCATACTAGATAAAGCAGTAGATGATGCTAATAGATTTACTATGCAAAGAACTTATGTAGGTGATCAGTCTTTATTTGGTAAGGGTGCAAGAGCAGCATCAAAACTAAATGAAAGGATGCCATTTGTTATTTCTGGATTTATGGGTATACCTTTTCCAAGATATATAGCAAACCATATGGAAATGATAATGGACTACACTCCTTTTATTCCAGAGATGCTAAACGTACTAGAGGATCAAGCTGCAGCTAAAGGAAAAAAAGTTACTTATATTACAGGCGATCCATATAAATCATTAGAAGATAGAAGGGTTCGTCAACTTACTGGTGCATCCCTTATCTTAGCAGGTTCATATATAGCAAGTCAAAAAGAAGGGGAAATAGATTACAAATCATTAGAGAACCAGATAAAAGGTGAGGATGATATCTCTTCTTCCTTAGGTTTTCTTATTGCTCCTATCTTTATAGGGGATACAATTTACCGGGCTAATAATGGACTACCGTATAGAGAAACTATATTAAGAGATACTGCTAGTGTACTAGGTGGAATAGAAGACATGGGGTTTGATGCTACTGGTATTAAAACAATTTATGATACTATAACTAGTGATAAGAAAAAAGCAGAAGGTCGTGCAGGGAAAATGTTTGGTAACATTTTTTCTGTCTTTACTTATCCAGCAACTCCAATAAGAGATTTAATGGGACAGTTTAATTACGACTCTTCTGGTTCACCATACACAAGGCCACTTGGTATGGAAAAAGAAGTATCTGATAGTCAAAGACCAGAAGGAATATTTGTAGGTCAGGCTACAAGATTTTTACCTGATGTAGCTTTTAGACAATACAGTCAAAGCAGAGAAGGTAATCCTAATTATGACTATGAGTATTACAGCATACTTAATAAGCAACCTATTGCTACAATGAACCCACTAAAGAAAACCTTTACTGGTGTTGCTGCTAATCCCACACTAACTGAGTTAGGTAGAGAGTTTAATAAATTAAAGATTGAAGAAAGAGATGTATACGATAACAACACAAATGTTAATCCTGTTGTGGACTATGTTGTAAGAAGAGATTTGTCTCAAAACCTAAGCCTAATATTTAATAAGTGGGCAGAAACTAACGTGTTTGATGATGGTGAAGAAGCAGGTAAAACTTATAACCAACTAACTGATAGTGGTCAAAAGAAAGCTAGGCTATTAAAATTTGTTAGTCAAAGAATTAAAGAAACAAATAAAAAGTATAATGATGGACTTACAAACTTAATGAGCACTAATCCTATAAAAGCTAGAGGTTACATTAGAAATCAATACATGCTTAAAGTAAATGAAATAGGTACAGCTAAAATGGACTTTGCTACTAAGTATATGTATGATGCAGGTATGATAGATAAAAAGTATTCCTCGGCACAAGAACTTTTAAGTAGTGCCGAGAACTTAAACGAAGAAATGCAAATAAGACTGAAGCTTATCTTTGTTGCTAACTCCAACAGAGTAGATTCAAAAGCTGAGAAGCTAGTAGATTAATCATCGTCCTCTAACATAAAGTCTGCCCAATCATATGCTGCACGTTTTACATCAGCCATGACAACAGCCCCTCGACTTCCTGAAAGTATTCCAGCTAGAGCTTGTCCAGCTAGATACCTTCTTGAGGTGAGGGGCTTTATTGTTTTTGTAGTTTGTTTTCTTTTAGAGTATTGTTTAGCTTCTTCGGCTAATGGTGTTTTATCCTTTTGACTCACGTTCCTGTACTTTCTTTAAGTTCCTGAAGTATTCGATATTAAAACCGTACTCCCAATCCCTGTTACTTCTAGTGTTGGCAGGGTAGGGATTACCCAAGTTGCCTTTCTTAAAGGCTTGCTTGCCTTCATCATGTGGTTTCATTTATGCTTCTCCTTCATAGCTTCAAGCATTTTGTTTAAGTACCATTGTGCTTTTTCCATATCCTCAACAGGCTTCCTCTTGTAGCCGTGACGGTGTTGGTATTTAATTAGATTACCATGACAGTAACCCTTGAACTCTTCTGCTGTTAGGACTTGTTTGATATAGTCGATACACTCAATCCCCTCACCAATAGTGTAGTGAGGTGGACTGTTTACACTGTCGTACTTAGTGTCAAGAGTTATTGTAGTGTCACTAATATCTATAGTGCCACCATCGAATGTTAATGTATCCATTAGTGCATCTCCACTAGTTCTGCTGACTGATAGGGAATGTGAAAGAACTTCTCACCCTTACGGATGTACCTACCATGTGCTTCTTTAAGACTATCCTTAGACATCAGAGTATCTTTTATTCTCCATGCTTGAGATAAGTCTTGCTTAAAGACGTAGAAGTTTAAGACTCCTTTCTCTCCTTCATACATATCCAATAGTCTTTTCTTACGTTCTGGGATACGTATCTCTGCCCAACTAGTAGGCCATTCTTTATCCCATGCTACCTTTACTTCTGCTTCATTGAAGTAAGTGTAACCATTTTTCTCTGAGACTACATCGACATTATAATCTTCTTTGTCACTAAGAATCGTATGACCCTTAGCTTTTAAGAACTCTATTAGTTTTTCCTTTGCTGGTTGATCGTAAGCTTTATAAAGAGCTTTGCTAAATTTTCTCTTGATCATCATACACCTCTTGGTAGTTGTAAACAGTGGGTTAAAACATAAAAACTTTTTGCTTGTCGAGATAAGATAAACATCAGACCAAATCTACGATCTCACATACATCTCCAGAGCAAGCCATTGTTTGCATTGACACAGTGTTATCCTCCTTTTCATAATCAGATAGTTTAGACCAATCAATTTTCTTTGGCATCAGTGATAGTAACATACTGTAATCTGATTTGCCAACCTCTTGATATGGTGCTTGTTGATAAGTGTGATCTGAGTGTGGCAAGAATGACACACCTGACATCTCGTCAAAGTGTTTGTAAACAAATGCACCTACTTCAAACCACTCATCATTACGGACAGTACAAGTAATACTTGGCTTATGTTCACACCAATGTCTTTGATATATCAACCAAGTCTCTAGCTGTTGGATAGCTGATAGATCATTACGTGTAACTGAATTGTTAGGTGAGTGAACAGGGAAACTAAATACTGTAGTAGCATCAGGCTTCATTACATCAGGCTCACTAGGTACTCCTTGCTCCTTCATAAACTCTGTTAAGGGGTCTTTGTTGTCACCTCTGACGGTTCTAATATAGTACTTTGAATGTCGTGCATGGATTCCAGAGGCTGAATCAACAAGTTGGGAGACTGTCCCAGATGGTTTAACGCAGGTGATGGCTGTCGAGGGTGGAATACCCAAACGGTCAGCCCAAGTATTATTAGTAGTAACAGCAAGTTTACGTAGCTTTTCAAGGGTTTTCTCCAATCCTTTATTAACAGTTGTCATAAGTGGGTTGTCCATTATCCCGGTGAGTGACACACCGAGCAGACGTTCTTCTTCTGTGTTGGTAGTCCACACTTTTCGCAAATATGGGAACTTGGTGAAGGTAGATTGGATCGTCCCAAGTATAGTGGCACATCGGACTTTTCGTTCCAAGTCTTTAATCGTATCAGTGGCTCGTACCACAACCTCTGTAAGATTGCAGAACTGGTTTGGCCTAAGTATGATTTCACTGCAAGGATTAGTTCCAAACTCATGGTCAGAATCACGCCTACCATATTTTTCAGCTTGTTTCTTACTTGCTTCACGATTGAATATACCACGTTCACCACTCCCTGATTCTACCAGTGACATCCACTCCCTCATAAAGGAGATGGCATCTGGTTTTTCTGTATAACTAACAGAGTTGTTAGCCAATGCACGTTGTTTGTTGTTATCCCACCAAGCCCCTGACTTGGCATGACGCATACGATCATCTGATAAATTAGATAAACTAATCATAGCAGACCTACGTACCCCACCTACAACTACTACCTCTCCGATCTTACACATTAGATCGTGACATTCAATGCTGGAAAGCCTACGTCCTTCTGCATTCTTGAAAATAGTAACAGCAAAATTAAACAGATCAACTAGAGGTGCAGGGCCACTAGCTCTACCACCAAAAGTTTTTAGTCTTGCACCAGCAGGACGAACACGAGAGGTATCCCACTGTGGTATCTCTCCAGCCCATAGGAGAGCAAGCACTTGTCTAAAAGCCTTAGCCCAACCTTCCTTACTATCCCTTACAACGACAGTAGTATCACTGTAGAACAAGGGAGGAACCTCAGGGAGCCTCTTAATGAACTGCCTCTCGACACTGAACCCAACACCAGTACCACACAAGAGGATAAACATAGCCTCATCGAAGGACTTAGGGTCATCTACGGTTAGGT